TCTGGACGGAGCTGCCCGACTCGTTCTCTACCCCAAGGATGCTCGTAGTCTCCTTGTTCCACCCTGCCGTGCGCGTGATGGTGACACGGTCTTGGCTACCGATGTCCTCCACGGTGACCACGTACCCCGACTGTGCCCCACCGAGGGTGGAGTCGTAGGCGTACTCGTCGCCCCCGCTCTGGGTGACCTTCACCACTAGGGAGGTGTAGGTGTCGTCGATGTCAAAGGTGAAGCTGTCCGCCGGGGCGATGACGCTGTTCGCTGCTGGGTTTTTGTTAGTGATTGCCATGTTAGTAACTCATTAGCCGTTGGGTGAAGGTGAAGGCGTTGTCACCGTCTTGCGGGTGAGACTGCTTGAAGTTTCCGTCGATGCCCTGGCCCTGCTGTTGCTGGCCGCCTACGGCGTCGGACTGCTGCTCGTTCTGTGCGTAGTTGCTCTGGAGCTGCATGAGCACCGGGCCCATGAAGAGGGGGTCCATGCCCCCGAGGAACTTGTTGATGCCCTTCTGCGTGGAGCGGGGAAGCTGTCCCAGCTCGACGTTGTCCACAAAGGCGGAAAGGATTTGGCCCAGCTCTGCGTACTGCGCTGGGTTCGACACGCGGACGGCGTCCACCATGTCTTGGGTGACATCACCTGAGACGGCGGCGTAGGCCACGTCCATGGGGCTCGCCATCGCGGCGTAGCTCTCGGTGAAGCGGAGCACACGGTCGCGGCGCGGACGACGGCCCTTGCCGTAGAGAGTCCGGTCCACTCGACCCAGCTTGTTCATCAGGAAGTAGGTGGAGTTGCCTGCGGCCACACCAGCCATCGCGTGCATGGTGGGGTTCTGCGGGGCCTCGGCCATGAAGGGCTCCATCGAGGAGGCCATGATTTCAGGGTTGCTCACCATGCCGGGGAGACGCTCCTGCATCTCCATGAAGAACTCTTCCTTGTCCTCCATCGTGGACTCGCGGAGTGTCTTGAGCATCCGGTTCGAGTAGATGGGGATGCGGCCCGAGGTGGCGAGGGTGTCGAGTGCCTTGATGAGCCCGGTACGTGCGCCCGACCACTCACCGATGCGGTTGGCCATGCGAGCTTCGAGGGCTCCCACCGTCTCCACGTCGCCCGACTTGATTTTGTCGTAGCGGGCCTTGTGGTTCTTGGCGGCGCTGTTGCGTGCCTTGTTGAGCTTGACTGCGTCCACGTAGGCGCGCTTGCCCTCGACGAGCGTGTCCTCAATCTTGTTGAGCTTCGCTTCGAGGCCAATCTTCTGCTTGGTGGTGAACAGCTTGGAGGCGTGCAGGTCGTCGGCGCCCTTGCGGATGGTGGCCAGGGCCTTGTCCATCGCGTCCAGGTTGGTGCCGTCAGGAATCTTGCTGAGGTCGTCGGGAATGTCGAGGCGCTTGAGTTCGGTGAACCCCTCGGTGATGTTATTGATGCCGTTGTTCAGGTTCCGAGCCTGCTCGGCGTGCTTGCCGGTGCCCCAGATGCGGGGGTCTTCCGTGATGGCCTTCAGCTCTGCTTCGAGGAGTGAGGTGGACTGGTTGCCCACGGCGCCCTTGAGACGAAGGTCGAGCCGCGCCTGGAAAAGAAGCCCAAGCTGCTTGTGGCCCTTCACGTCGCGGAGGTGGCCGACGATGTCGCCCAGGCCCATGTCGTCTGCGCGGCCCAGGAAGTTGTCCATCGCGGACTCCAGGTGCGCGAGCGAGGTCTTGCCCAGGTTGCCGACGCCGATGACGGCCCCGGTGCCGACGCTGCGGTTGACACCCCAGATGGAGTTCTGCGCCTGGCGCCCAGCGGTGCGGACCTTGGTCAGGGCCGGAGCCATGTTGCCCACGTCGATGTTGTCGAGGTAGGTGGCCTTCTGGTCCATGTTCTTCTTGACGGAGTCAAGGATGCTCTCGCGCTTGACCTTGTTGCCCTTGAGGCTCTCGGGGGTTGCCCGCCCGATGCTGAGTTCTTCTGCGGCTGCGGCCTTCCGCATCTCGGCCAGCTCGTCCACCTTCGTCACGGTCTTGCGACCACCGAAGAGACGGCGTCCGATGCCGGCGACTGCTGCCGTCCGGCGGTACTTGCTGGCCTGCGCGGCGTCCTGCGACCGGAGCCCGGCGACCACGAGGCCCGACTGGATGTGGCCCATGGCTCCGCCACCGACCATGCTGACCGCGTTCCAAATAGGCTTACGGAGGAGCGCTCCGCCAACCACTGGGGCTGCGAACATCATACCCTGCACGATGTTCTGTGCCAGTTCCTCCGCCTGGAAGTCCTGGCGTTGGTCCATGATGTGCTTCTGGTAGAGAGCAGTCTCGAAGGCCGCTTCATCCGTTGCGATGTGCGTGAGGAGCCCGAGGCCCTTTCCGGTCTTTGCCGTGATGCCGATGCCCTTGAGCGCGCCCATGGCTGCGCCGCCTGCACCGAAGCCGAGCGTCATCGAGCCCAGCATGTTCTCGCCGGGGTTGGCCGCTGCAATCTCGTTCTGCGCCTGGATGGCCTGGTCCTCGCCAAGCACCGCCGACTCTAGAGCCTGGGGGATACCCGTGAGGCGCATCGGGTTGATGGCGTTGAACGTCGCGAGGACGCCCTCTTCCTTGGCTACTGCTTCGCGAGCGCGGCCCTGCTCCTGCCGCATCTGCGCCTGGAGCTTGGGGTCATCTGCCCCGGTGACCATCGGCTGCTCACCGAGGTCCATGCGTGCGCTCACCTGGTCGCCGCTGATGCCCTCACGTACAAGGTCACCCTCGGTGTTGCGGTACACCGCGTCGTGCTTCCCATGCACCTTCACGCGAGCGCGTGCAGCGCCCGAGAGATTCGCCATGAAGTTGACGAAGTCGGCTTGTGGGAGGACTCGGTCCCCGTGTCCAGCGTTGAAACGAACGTTCTCAGCCATCAGTCGTCCTTCTCGATGGAGCGCATGAACTTCTCAGTCTCGTTCTGCTTGCGGCTGAGTTGGTCGTTCTGCTCGAAGTCGAAGACCACCACGCCGACATGCTTCATGGCGACGGCTCGTGAGAGCTTGTTCGACATCGCTACCATCGTCTTACGGAGGACGCGGCGGAGGTCGCTCTTGGTTGGGTCTTTGCCCGTGGCGCTGCGGTACAGCCCCGTCAGCATGTCCCAGCCCTTGATGCTCTTGTTCTGGAGGAGGGCGGACATGTATTCCTTGCCAACCTCAATGTCCTTGTCGGTGAGACGACCGGAGGGGTCGAGGAGCTTCATGGCCTGGATGCCCAGCCCTGTCTGCCCGGAGAGCTTCTCCTGCATTTCCACGCCACCCTCGGTGCCGACCCAGGTGGGGCCGTCCTTGGTGATTTGGAAGCCGAGGAAGGAGCCGGTACCTGCCGCTGCGATAGCGTCGGCCTGGGCCTTGATTTCCCCTGCTCGGGCAAAGTCGGTGTTCAGCTCGGCGCGGAGAGCGTCACGGCCGTCCTGGTCGAAGCGGATGGTGGCGGCCTTGTCGAGCTTCATAATGCCCCAGCCGGACTTCACGTAGTTGGACTCCACAACCCTGGGCTTGGTCTTGGTGCCCTCGTGCGGGATGTCCATGTTCTGTTCGTACAGCTCGGGGTTCTTCCGCTCGTACTCGGCGCGAGCCCCGGTGCGGGTGTCGTACTTGAGCCCCTCGATGGCATCGGCGTAGGACGGGAAGACCGCGATGGTCGGGTCGTCCGTGTCCAGGATGCGGTCACGAGCCTCAGCGAAGGTGTTGATGTTCTGGCCGCGAAGCGCTGCCTCGGGGTGGCCGTTGCGAATCAGCTCAGAGTAGCGGTAGCCGCCCTGCTGGAAGACCTTGTCGGTCATGCGCTGACGGATGCCTGCCTCGGTCTGAGCGGCACCTGCCCGGCGGCGGAGCTTGCGCTCGGCTGCCTCGGCGTCGGCGGTGGACAGCTCGGCTGCCACCTGGTCGGCCGGTCGCTCGATGCCTGCGGGGGCACCCTCGACTGGACCCAGGAGATTCTCCATGTGGGCCTGCTCAGGGGTGAGCGGGTCGTTCGCCCGGTCGGTCTGGGCGTCTGCGGCGATGTCCGGCGCGGAGTCGATAACGGCCTGTTCCTCTGGCGAGGGTCCAGCCTTGGGCTCCTGGCGCTTACGGGCGACCCGAGCTGCCCCAGTTTGCGGGGCGGCCTCTACGGGGCCACCAGGGCCCTCTACGACCTCACCGAGCGGTTGGGCCGGCGGCGGGTCAGTGATTTGAACGGGGTTCCCCTGGGCATCGTAGGTGTCGATTGACGTATCTACAGCCTGAGCGGAACCTTCCTCTTGGTGGTACGCAGCCTGGAGCATGGCCTGAGCCTCTTTCCACCTGTTGGCGGCGATGAGGTTCTGGTATGCGGTGTGCGTGGGCTGGTCGAGGTAGAGGGTGGCGTTCTTGGCCAGGGCTGCGGCCGAGGCGTCGATGGCCTCCGCGCGGGCCCGGTCACGAATCATTTGGTACGCCTGGTACTCCATCTCGTTGCCGGCGCGCTGCTTGATGACGCCCACCTGGGCCTCCAGCGCGGTCATGGCGACGGCTCGGGATTTCTCCTCGAAGCCGTAGTACTTCTGAAGCATCAGGGCCTCGCGGTCCTGCTGGTTCTGGCCTGTCTCGATGCCGGCAAACTCCAGTTCGATGTTCGCCTTCTGCGTCGTGATGTCCTGGTCGATGGTCGCCTTGATGCGGTTCCACGCCATGTTTGGGTTGCCCGCACCGGCTGCCATCTGGCTAGCGGCGGCGGCGAGCACCGAGGACACGCGGCCCGAGCGGCCGATGTTCTGGAAGTAGTTGTTCGGGTTGACCCGGAGCTGCCTGGCGGCGTCGATGTCGGCACGGAAGGCGGCGTTCTCTGACTCCCACCGGGAGTAGTGCTCCTTGTTGAGCCGGTCCATCTCCTCGTAGTCGTCCGCAAGAATCTCCTGCGCCATCGCCTTGGTCTGCGAAAGGGCACGGCCGGTGTTCAGCCGGGTGAAGCTCTGGGCCTCTGAGAAGTTCAGTTCCTTCTGGCGGAGGAGCTGGCGCTCGTCCTGGATGTCCTCGGGAAGCTGGGGGCTGTACTCTCCCTTGAGGTTGTACGGGGCCTTGGGCGCCTTGGCGTCCTCATCGCTGGGGGTGGCCGTGGTGCTCGACACGAAGGCTGGCTTCTCGGCGTTCTTATCCCCCGAAAGCATGGGCTTGTCGCCTACCTCTTCCTCTTTGACGGGCTCGGGCTCGGGCGGTGACTCGTCGGGTCGCTCGAAGACCTTGCTAATCCAATCGGTTCCCATTACTGCTGCGCTCCCTGCTGGTACTGTAGGGCTCGGCTGATGTCAATCGCGGAGCCTACCGCTGGTAGGTCTTGCATCCGGCGGAGCCGGGCATAGATTCGGTTCATATTTGCACCCGTGCGGTACGCCTCGTGCAGCGCGAGGTTCTCCAGGCGGTGCTGGGCCTCAAGCTCGGGGGCGATGCTGTAGAGCGTCTCTTTGTCCTGGAGGCCAAGCTCGGCAAGGGCCGGGTCCATGGCCATCTCTTCGAGGGTCGGAGGAGCGTTGAGCCCCGCCGTGGGGTCCATCTCGGAGTCGCCGTACTGGTCGGTCTGGTCGAGGGTCGGTCCTGCGCCTACCTCAAGCTCCTGCATCGGCTGAGGCGTCATGCCCTGCTGCTCGTTTCCGAGGCCCGTCTCCGGGTTGATGTCTTGGCTCTCTGCGTAGGTGGGGAGGAGCGTGGCGGCCTGCTGCTCAAGCATCTGCATCTCTGCGGCCTTGCCCGCCGCTGCCTCTGCCTCTGCGGCCTGGCGCGTCTCGACGATGCCGGTGCCGATTGTGGCGCCCACTTCACCTACGTCTTTACCAAACTGCCCAAGTCGCGAGTTGCGTGCGTCCTGGTCGGCCCGGTACTGGGCCTCGTCGGCTGCTGCGCCCTTCGCTGCGCCTGCTGCGCCCTCGCGGACGTACTGCCCTGCGGCCCGAAGACCTGAGCGTAGCGCTAGGCCACGGCTCGCGCCGAAGCCGGTCTGGCTTGCACCAACGGCCGTGCCTGCTGCTCGCATGGAGACTTGGCGTGCGGCGGAGGACGAAGAGTCGCCCTTCTTGGCCTTCTTGAGGCCGGGAATCTGTGCGCCGAGGGATGCACCCAACCCGAGGAGGGGCGCGAGGTTTTCAAAAGCCTTGGAGGCTTTCTTTTTGGTATCATCAGCCATTGGAGGTAGTCCGGGGGTTGAAGGAATGGACGGGCCCGGTGGGGTCGGGAACGGTGTTCTCGGGGCCTATGGCTCCGGTGCGTAGGTTGCCGCCTGCGAACTGCATACCGGCGGCGGCTGAGTTGGCCCGCATCGCTGCGTGGCGGCCGTCCCGCTTCTGGCGGAACTCAGCTTCGCGCTTCTGGCGCTTCTGCCTGGGGCCCTGAATGTTCATCAGGGCGGAAATGACTTTCAAGACTCCGCCTGCGACCATGCCCCACGGCCCAGCCATGCTGGCTGCCGAGGCTGCGATGTCGATACCGGCCTGCGCCTTGTCGAGCTTGCCGCGAGCTTCCATGCCCGCCGCCTGCTTCTGCTTGGCCTGCCTGATTTTGGGGACGGCTGCGGTGACTGAGCCCATGACTTCCATGGCGCCACCAGCGATGCCTGCGGCACCGCCCATCTGGGACTTCATGTCCCCGCCGGCTTTCTTCTGCTCGAAGCCCTTCTGCATACCAGCCGCGCTGCTACCGAAGGATGCCCCGTAGGGGAGAAAGGATTCTGGGTCGAAACTCACTTCTGCGTCCTCGTGTTCATGCTCTTGGAGCCTGTGCCCTGCTTGGGGGAGTACTCGATGTCTAGCCCGGCGATGACCCAGCCACGGCCGACCGTGTAGTCGGGCTCGCTGACCTGAATGGGGAAGGTGGTCTGCTCGGTGAACTCGAACTGGATGGCCTGGCACTTCTGCCGCTCGGGCGTCATGCTGAACTGCATCCGGCCGGAGGGCACCTGGGAGGAGGAGTAGCCGCCTAGCTCGCCCGCGTTCGCGCGGAAGGTGTAGTCGGTGTACTGGTAGTTCTCCTCGTCGAAGTCCTCGTAGTCGTAGCGCGCTCGAACCTGCACGTCGCCAGCCTGCGTACCATTCCCGAAGTCCATCCAGGAGGACAGGTACTTGCCGAGGACGGTGACCTTCTCGATGCGGCCGAAGCTCTGGAGCTGGTTGACACGAATCCAAGGGGTGCGAATCTTGAGCTTGTTGCTGGTGTTGGCTTCCCAGCTCTCGGTGGCGTTGCTGGCCTGGAACACGTCCCAGTCGCTCTCGATGAAGCAGGGCATGTTCTGGAACAGCACGGCGTTCGAGGCGCGTGAGTGGCTGTGTACGCACCACTTCTTGTAGTAGTAGTTGTACACCAGGGCCGGGTTCGCGGGGAGCGGGCTGACCGACCTGGGAATGGAGGGGGAGGGCGGGTCGCTGTAGTAGGGGTCGCGGTAGTACCACTCGCCGTACTCGTACTGGTCGGAAGTCTCGACGTACCAGCGAACCTCGTGCTCGTCGGGAACGACGATGGCGGCCTTGATGTCGGTGATGCCTCCGGCGGTGTCCTCGATGGCCTTCCCGATGTCGTGAATCTGAAGGTCACGGGAAAGGAGGTGGAACTCTCGGCTGATGTCGCTGTAGAAGAACAGCCCGTCAGGAATCTCTACGATGGACTGGGAGTCGCTACAGCCCACGGTGGTCTGGAGGCGGTCCACGACGAAGTCGCCGTTCGCACCCGTGTTGTCGGGGCCGGTGTCGTAGATGGCGAAAATCTCTCGGTCGCTGAACACGAGAATCTTGTCGTCGATGGCGCCGATGCCCGTGAGGGTACGGTTACGGCCGAGGCTGATGACCAGGCCGGCGCTGAACTCAGGGGCGATGTTCTCTTCGAGGAGCTTCGAGTAGTACACCGTGCCGGGCGTCTCGGCGCTGATGGCGAAGAGGCGGTTCGAGGTGATGACGAAGTCGTCGAAGGCGGGCCACGGGTCGGAGGGGAGCACGCCACCCTCGGTGTAAAGCACCTCGCTCCACCGGATGGGGTCTTGCTGGCCATTGTTCGTGTAGACCAGGTTGGTGAATCGGATGGTGCAGTCGTTACCGTCGCCGTCGTCCACGGCGATAGCCTTGGTGGCACAGAGCTGCGGGGCGGCCTCACCGATGGCGGCGTAGACTTCGCAGAAGTACTCGCGGGAGGAGCCGTAGGCGCTAAGTGGGGTGGTCACACCAATGGTCACCTGGTTGTCCGTGTCGCCAAGGTCGGCGGGCTGGAAGCCGTTGACCCAGATGGGAGTGCTCGGGGCGGAGCGGTGGAGCTGGCCCAGGTGGTCCGCGAAGCCGGTGACGACGGTGAAGGTGTACCAGTCCCCAACGGCGGGGGCGGTGAGATTCTCGTAGGCGATGTCCTCGTAGCCGAGGGACGCGGTCTGGAGGTAGGCGATTTCCGGCTGGTCGAAGACCGACTGCTCTCCGAAGTTGACGCCGTCGTACTGCGCGGGGACAGCCATGCCGAAGAGGGTGGCATCCCCGAACTTGCGGGTCGTAAGCTGGGTGGCCTGCGTGAGCGTCTCGACGCGGCCGGTGGCCTCACCACCGAATAGCACGTTGAAGCGCTGGCGGGCCGCTAGGGAGTCTCCGAGGTGGACGCTGATGTCCTCGGGCTGGAGCACGTTGCGCGTGACGATGTTGACCTCGGCGCCCCGGGTGTACGCGCCGTTGAGCTGGATGGACTGCTCGTCCTGCGAGCCGTTGATGCACTTGTTCTGCCCAGCGCCGAGAGTCGCGAGCACGCGGTACTCATCTACGTTGAAAGGAACTTCGATGACGACGGTCGTGTGGGGGCGGATGGTGACCGGGCACGAGGCGAACTCGTCCTGGGCAACGTTGGAGCGCGGCTGCGCGAAGGGGGTCCACTGCTCGACGGCGAAGACGGTGGTGGCGATGTCGCTGCCCGAGGGGGAGAGCGTACTCGCGGTGGTGCGGGAAGCCAGACGGTGGTCCCGAAGGCGTGCGTTGACGATGAAGGAGTTCCAGCCCGTGGCCATGTAGCCGGCGAGGACTGCGGGGCGGTCGCCTGCACTTGGGACACCCGTGTCGTTCATCCAGTCGGGGGAGAATCCGCAGAGGGTGGTCGCGTAGCGCCAGGAGTTGTTATTCGCGTCCCAGTGGAGGGAGGCGTTGATGGGCCGACCGTTGGAGACGTGGCTTGAGACGCCCAGGGCGAACAGCTCCGTCTGGATGGGGGCCGAAGAGGCGTTGTCGTAGCGGTACTCACCGAAGTAGAGTTCGCCCGTGCCCGTGGTGCAGTTGTGGAGGCCGAAGAGGACGCCGGCTCGGTACTCGCTGCCGGTGTAGTAGGTGTTGACGGCGTAGGGGACGACCGTCTCGGTGCTCGTGGCGCTGTCACAGGTGAGGGGGGTGCCCAGCGGCGCGGGGCCGAGGGAGAACTGCACGCGGACGTTTGTACCGTCCATGTAGAGGTAGGCGCCTACGATGCCCTGCATACCGTACTCGTACATGCCGTCGAGCCCACCATCGTCGCAGAGGCCGATGCGGCTGTCTTCGCGGAGGAAGGTGCCGATGGCTGCGCCGTCTGGGTCGAAGGCCGACTCATACTTGGCGATGATGGGGTTGTCGAGGACGGCGGTGAGGCCGGTGTTGGTGTTGGAGCTGAGGCCCGAGATGGAAATGGTGCGGTAGTAGATGTCACCATCGGAGTACTGGTAGACGACGTATGCTACGCCGAGGCCGTCCTCTTGGCTGTTCGCGAGGCGGGGGTGGCGGCTGCCGTTGGACTTCCACCGCTGGATGAGGTCGCCGTTGTCCTTACGAACCTCGACCACAACGTCGCACTGCGGGGCGCCGAGGGTGTAGTTGGTGGTGCCGTGCTCGCGCACTTCCCAGGCCATGACCTTGAAGCCGTCGCACTGCATTGCGTCGAAGCACGCGGCGTTGGGCTCAGGGGCCGTCTTGTAGGCGACAGAGGCGTTGTACGGGGTGACCCGCGTAGTCTTGCTGCTCCACTCGTTGGTGGGGTCTGAGTGGTCGAGGGTGTAGAGCGTGCCGTCCGGGTTCATCGTGACGAGCGTGTCGCCCTGCTCTGCGAGCATGAGGGGATTGCCGTCGCTGACGTAGCCTACGGGAAGGCCAGTCTCTTGAATCTGCACATGGGGGAGGCGCTTCTCAATCTCGTCCTTCTTACGGAAGCGGCCATTCTCGATGTACGCGCACGCGGGGTCAGACTGGTGGAAGGTGCTGACATCGTCTTGCATACCCCCGGAAAGGAGGACGGTCTTCGTGAGTGTTCCTGCTTGCTTGTCAGCCATTAGAATACCCAGAACCTTGCGGTGACAGTACCGCTTGCCCACGCTACGAGGTTGTCACCTCGGGAAGTCCAGTTGACGATGTACTCTGCGGGGTTCGTGTCGGAGATAGCTCCGCCGGCCGTGCCGTCGCTCTCGATGAGGATGGCGCCCAGGTGCCGCCCGACGCGCTCCGTCTTGGGAGCAGTCCCCAGAGTCAGCTCAACCTCTTTCCCGGAGACGATGTCGCCAACGGTCGGATTCTGGATACCCCCTTGGTTGCCCATAATCTTGCTCGCGGCGCCAGTCCGGTTCAATCCCGTGAGCGTCTTGGCGGGTCCACCACCTCGTCGCTTGTTTCGGAGCTTACCCATTAGGCGCTCCAGGGGCGAATGGTTTTGATGCGGGTGACCGACATGCTGCGGATGTGGTCACGGATGCGGCGCTCTATGGTGGCGCGCTCGGCGCTGAGGGCCTGGCTTGCGCCGAAGTTCTCGCCCTTGTTGGTACACTGGATGGCGGCGTCGAAGACGACCCACTGATGCCAGAAGTCGGGCCAGGTCAGGACATCAGCGTCGGCGGAAAGGGTGGGGGCCGAGGGGACGTACTGGACCGCAACGTCGATGGTGGCGTTGGGCTCGGGGAAAATGAAGAGTTCGCCGCGCCCTTGCGCGAGACTCCATCGGAGGAAATGCCGGCGAGGCATCCAGTTGCCGTAGTTCTCCAGGTCGGAGAGCTGCGCGTAGTCTTGCGGGTCCGCTGCGATGCTGCGGATGTAGCGGCTGCCAGTCCGAACGTCTACGGAGACGAGCTGGCTAAAATCTGAGGGGAGCTGGTAGCTGTACGTGCCTAGCTTGGTGAGGCCGCCAGCGTTCTTGGCGAAAAGCTGCCCATCCGTCCCGTCCACGAGGAGGGAGTGCAGTTGGCGAATCGCGTCGGCAATGTACCCGTCAATCTCAGCGTCGGTAATGTGATTACCGTCGTTCTGGATGTCGGACTTGGCTCGGACTTGTTCGCGGATGTGGGAAAGGGTCGCCATAGTATCTCAATAGAAGGGAGAGGTTCCCCCCGCCACAAACGGGCGGAGGGAACGCACTCAACAGTTTACGCAACGATGTCGGAGCGGTATGCCCACTTGATCGGACTCTGCACAACCTGGTTGTAGTAACCGAAGAGGTAGAACGCCAACGTATCGGCACCTTCCTCACGGTGGTAGAACGAACCGTCCTTCTTGAACATGCGGGGGAGCCCACCTGCCGAGAAGAGTTCGACGGCGCTACGCTCGCCCATGGCGACAGTGTCCTCGGCCAGGGCCGGGGCTGCCACAACGGGACACTCGCCTGCACCAGTCATCACGGAGAGAGCGCTGTAGCTCATTCCGCCCGACGTTGCACCGAGGTTCACGTATCGCGCACCACGAGTTTCCGTCTCGAAGGCGAGAGCGGCGTGGTCTACGGGGTTGAGAAGACAGATGTCCGGGGACGAGCCTTCCTTGTAAAGAATCGCGCCAGTATCGACGAGACACTTGAGGTACGGCGCTGCCGTGCCCGTGCCCTGAACGGCGGTGACGCCGGCAAGACGAGTGTCCACGGTTCGGTCAATACCGAACCATGCGGTCGAGGTGACCGACGTGCCAGGAACCCAGCCGGGAAGGCTGGCGGCCTTGGCCTGGTGGTCGCCTTCGCGGTACAGACGGTCGCCTGCGGCCTCGACGGCGGTGAAGCTGGCGTTCACGTCGATGGTGTCAGCGACACGGTCAACATGAGTGACAGTTACAACCTCACCTGACGTGGTGAGCACGGTGTGTGCTCCCGACGCGGTGTGTTGAATCTTCATACCGACCTCGAAGAAACGAGCTTCGCCCGCGCCTAGCGAGAGGGTCAGTGTGCTGATGGCGCCGGTAAGGGCGGCACGCGCACCATTGTCGTACTTCGCGAGAATCTCGAAGTCCACGTCGTTCGCGAAGGCGCTGTAAGCGCTGTCCACGGACTCGGTAAGGGCTTCACGGAACGCAGCCGGGTTACCAAGCGAAAGCTCGATCACCTTGTTGCTGACGGTCGCTTTCGCGTAGTTGTCAATGTGGGTAAGCTCCCAGCGCTGACGCTGTGCAGGAGCCTGGTTTTCGTGGGCGGTAGCGTACAGAGCGGACTGACCGACAATGTTCGCGTACTTCACGGGTTTGGGGTAGACGGTTCCTCGAACTTCGGGGTTCTTCGGGACAAGACCTAGCCACGGGTGGTTCTTATAAACCAAGTCCGCAACCACGGTGCCCTGATAGAACTCCTTCAGGAACGCAATGTAGTCGCCCGGCGCGGCGTTGAAGCCGGACGAGAAATCACCTTGCGCCAAGGTACCGGCGCTACCGATAGGGGTAGTAGCCATGATAGTTACCTATTCATAATGTTGTTCCACACTTCAACGGCGGCAGCTTTGCGGTCGTTTCCAACATCAGTATAGATGTCTTCCAGACCTCGTGCCGTGTCTTGTGCAGACAACGAAGGGGTTAGAGTTGGGGGTTGAATGTTCGGCTCGCTCGGGGTTGGTTCTTCGCTCGTGGTTGTCGGATGCTTGGCCGCGTGGAGCGCATCATAGATGGTCCAGAGACTAGCTTCCATGTCGCTTAGGATTGTTTCTTCGCTTACTTCCTCACCCGCCTGCTGCTTCGCGAGGATACTATCGAAGAGTTTCTCTTCGTATCCAGCAGCTTTGATGGCAGGAAAATCTTCTGATTCGCGAAGGGCTTCGATGAACCCTTCCCGTACTGTACGGAGGCGCGCATCGCGCTCCTCACTGGCTTCCGCTTCTTTGGCCGCTGCATCGCGTTCCGCGAGTTCGGCTCGAAGGGCTTGAATCTCTTTGTAAACCTCGGGGTGCTCCGGCTCTTGGCGGGGCACTAGGCTGTCTTCGAGGGCCGCTAGTTTGTCCGCTATCGGGTCAGCGGCGGGCTCGGTGGCTCCGAAAATCTCGTTGAGCTGGCCGGTCACTAGCGCGCGGTCGGGAAGGACTGACTCGCTCGGGGCGGGGTCGTCTCCACGGACTGCGTCCTTGGTGATAGGGGCGGCTGGCGCACCCATGGTGCGGTCCCAGACTTCCTGGGCGGATTGTTCATGTGTTGCTTGTTCAGACATTGGTTTGCTTTATTGACCCATGACCTGACCAGAGAGAGTCGCCGCTCCGGGCGATGCTCCGGTGATGTCCTGTGCCGGTGGTTGGCCCGGGAGTCCAGGGCCCATCCCCGACGCCTGCGCCTGTGTTGCTTCTTGTTCCTCAGCGATAAGGTCCGTCACTCCACGCAAGAACTGGTAGAGCATGTTGACAGATTCCTCTTCGACTCCCATTGCCTGGGCGAGGTTGATGTACTTTTGGCTGACCTTGAGCGCGAGGCGTAGGTCCATCGTCGGTTCCGGCTCGGTGAACTTGCCGTCGTCCAGAATCTCTTCCATGATGCGCTCGATGAAGTCGAGGCTGGCGTTCTGGATGCGTGCCTCCGCGTCGAAGTCCGGAATGTCCAGGTACTTGAACGCGCGGCTGGGGGGAATGACGCCGAGGCCGATGAGTTCCTTCATCTCTGCGAGGCGGCCACCGAAGGTGGTGCTCAATGCGGAGGTGGGCTCGGCTTGCACGACGTAGGAGTCTACCTTGGGGTCAAGGTCGATGTTCTTCCAGTTGACTGCCTCGACGGTGTTCCGGTCTTTCCGGAGGACGGTCTTGAAACCACCCGGGGTCCGAATGTCCAGAATCTTGCCCGCAACAATCTGTTGCTCGGCCACACGGATGCAGAAGTCCTCCCTGAAGCGGAAGGCTGGGGACAGCTCCGTTGACTGGATGTCAACGATGTCCTTGAACGCCTGCCCTGTCTCACCCTGCGAGCCGGCTGATTCGGGCAACCCCATCGCGACTAGTCGGGCTACTTGCAGGGCTCGCTGCCATTGCACGCCGATGTAGTTCACGACATCTTGTGGGACGGATGGGGGCATTACAATCTGAGGCGCCCGTCCCGTGTGGTTGATGATGATGCCGGGTACGCCGGCTAGCTTGCCCTCGGAGATTTCTCCATCAGCGGGGCACAGAATGTATGGCTTGGGCATCGCCTCGACGCACTTCTCAACGTGGAGGAGCGAGGTGTTGATGTCCCAGTGGAGCCCGACGAGTTCTTCGACGAGTCCGATACCGAAGAAACCGACCGTGGGGTCTTTCTTCCAGTAGGTGAAGCTGAACGGGAAGGAGGTGTTTACCCATTCGCAGGAGTCGAGTACCGCGCCGTCAATGAAGATGACCTTCTTGCCGTCGCCTGAGCCGCGCCAGCTCGGGAGCTTGTAGGCTTCCACGACCTCGACCATGTGGCCCCGGTCTGCGCCTACGTGCTCGCTGTCATCTGACCAGTCGGCATTGTCGTCTGCGGCGGTGGGGCGCCCGGCGGCCATGATGGCCTTCTTGGCGCTGGGGAACATCTTGGTGAGCCGGCCTCGGTCCACGCTCATGCGGTGGTAGAGGTGCGAGGGCTTGCCGGTGCTGGCTGCCTCGACGGGGTCCACGAAGATGTCGCGGGGGTGGACCCGGAAGTTCTCGATGGTTGGGATGACCGGGTGGGGCGCTGTCTTGATGGCGCCGACGCCGAGGATGAGGGCGTCCAGCTCTGCCTGGTCCTGGAGGTCGCGGAGGTCACACTGATGCGACTGCTGACGAACGAACTGGCTCATCTGCTTGGCGCGGGTGCGGAGCGACCAGTTGCCCCCGGCGGGTAGGAACTCGACGGCGACTGCCGGGCGAGTGAGCCGTGCATGGACGGCGTCGGTCATTACCTTGGCGACGTTCAGGGGCACCCGGCTGTACTGGGCGCTGTTGACGGCGGAAAGGTACGACGTGAGGGTATTGTCACCCTTGATGTCGCGGTTGGTGTAGATGCTGGACCAGGAACGGTAGGCGTTCAGTCGGTCACGGCTTTGGTCCACGTAGAAGCGGTACAGCCGGGTGACCTTGGGTAGGATTTTCGTCTTCGACTTCTCGTCCCACCAGGGAACAGATAGGTCGGCGGCTGATACAGCGGGGGCGGACATCTATATATAACTGAAATGGTTGCAACCTACGACCAAATCAGTTATATGTAGACGACCCGCGCACTTTGGCAAGGGAACGTCGGCGGTCATAGAGGGGGGTATCCGGGCAGGTACCCCCCGTACTGCTTCTTTCATAGCTTTCTTTCCCACCCTCGAAAGGATATAGCTATGCCAGAACCCAGAAGGGCCATCGCCCTCCTCAACCCTCCGAACCAGCAAGAATGGCTGGCCTACATCGGCCCCATCATCATGGCGGGGGTCTACGTCTCCTCCGCCGCCAAGGGCTACCTCCAGCTCTGGGAGCGCTCCTCGGTCCCACCCGTGGGTACGCCGCACCCCTTTGCCGTTCCCGTGCGGAAGGACGTGCTAGAGGCCCAGGCCCTCACGCCGCCGGGCATCCTCTTCAAGGAGGGGATGGCTGTAACTTTCAGCTCTGACCCGAATGTCTACACCCCGCTGGTCCAGGTGGTGGACCACTTCCACGTCCTCCTCTATGGGACGGCGTTCACCAAGAAGGGTGAGCTGGGGCCAGGCACCGAGATACTCGGCTAGAACGGGCCGTAGCCGGAGTCCTCGCGCGTCTTCGAGCCCTTGACGAGCTTTTCCCAGAAGGGCACCTCCGTCTCGGGGCTCTCGCTGAGGATGTCGCGCTTCATCTTCGCCGCGTGGCGCCGTGCGTTCTCAACGGAACTTTGCAGGGCGCTCTCGCCGTACTGCGCGGTCTTCCAGGTACGGACCTTGGTGTAGGCGTACCGCATGGAGTCTGCACAGTGGTCCGGGTACCCGTCGCCGCGCTTGACCCGTCTCGCCCCCGTGGGGCTCGCCTTGTGGTCCCAGATGAGTACGCCCATCTGCATCCGCAGGTCCACGGTCCCCCCCTTGACGAAGTAGAGCCGGTTCGCCTGGATGTCGGCGTTGATGATTTGGATGCCCATGTCCACCGAGCCGTAGCCCTTCTTGACGGGCTGGATGGGAAGGAGGGGGTGGGTATCCTTCCACTGGGCCACGGGGGCCGCTCCCTGCCCGCCTGTGTCCACTACGATGGTGTGGCACGGGTAGATGTCCATGAAGTCCCCGACCACGTCCCCTGCCTCCAGGGTGGTGAGCTGCTTCTCGACGGACTCCAGGACGTAGGTGGCCTGCACGTCGCGGCTCGTCGCGAGCATGGAGAACGACCAGGGGTCTTTGGTCCCGACATCGACGCCGAGGATGTAGCGCCAGTCGCTCGCCCGCTCGATGGGGAACCTGTCCACCACCATGCTGTTCTTGCTGTAATAGCACAGCCCGTCTGTATCTCTGACCCACTCACCCAGGTACTCACGGCGGAAAGGCGGACTGGCGTCGGTCCAGTTGTTTGCTGCCTTATGCACGCGGTACTGCTCCTCCACGTCCGGTATGTATGGATTGTCCTTCATTAGCCAGGAGTGCTGGCTCCAGCCCATGAGCTGGTTGTCGTCGTCGCCCTTGAACATCTCGCCGCCACCGTGGACGATGTCGTAGAAGGGGCCGGCACACGCCGCCCCAGGTGTCCCTGTGATGAGGATGGGGGCCTTGTGAGTGACGGTCGCGGGAAGGAGAATCTCGCGGATGAGCTTGTACATGTCGCTGCCGAAGTTCTGGGCCTCATCGAGGATGACCAGGTTCAGCGTGGCACCGATGCCTCGAATCTTGTCCATCTCGCGGAGCGAGCCAGCGCCGAACACCTTGATGACCGACCCGTTGGGTAGCCTGATGTCGGAGGTGGTCTTGATGAACTCCAGCCCGAGGCCGTACTTCTCATTCAGCTCCATCAGCGGGGGCCAAATGATGTACTGGGCGGACGCCCTATTCATGTTGATATATACGGGAGTGGACCCCGGTATCTCAATCGCAGCCTTCAAGGCGATGAGCGCGGCACAGTGGGACTTGCCCGACTGGCGCGAGCAACAGGCCACCCTAAACTGGGCGGGGTCGTTCGCAAACGCGAGCTGCTTTGGATGCAACAGCTCCGTGAAGTCCAGCTTTGCTAGGGCGTTCTTCTGCGTGGCGTAGAGCGCGAGTAGCTCTTTCCGCCTACGCTCCTGGGCGATGAGGTCGTTCGGTTTCTTAGCGGGCACGTCCAGCTTCCCAGCCCGGGGCCTGGCTGGTGTACTTGAAGGTCGGCCAGTACACGAGGTTGTACGCCTGGCACGCCTTCTGCGCGAACGCAGGGCGCTTCAGGGCGCTGTTGGAGAACGTGTACAGGATGTTCTGCCCGCCCTCCAGGTCGATGTTGAAGTTGCGCGTGAACGCCTCCATGAGGGCCTGGCCCACGCCCTTGTTCCATTCGGGCTTCTTGCACTGCACCCAGTGGAGGTAGGCGATGTCCGGGTTCTGGAAGACCTCGCCGCAGAGGTACCCACGGATGAGGTGGGGGCTCCCGGCGTGGTGGCACACGTACAGGGCGCCGTTGGCGCTCGACCTGCTGATAAGCTCATCGAGGATGAGGTGGGCGTGGCGGAAGTACTCGTCCCGGATGGTCCCCGGCATGTTCCACTCGGGGCTGCGCTCCCAGGTGAGCTGCCAGGAGGAAAGGATGTAGTCGAGGTCGGAGTCCTCGGCGTGGCGGATGTCGAAGGCACCCTTCTCGTTGATGATTCTCATTTTCTTGTCCTGATTGCGTCAAGCACTTTCTTGTTGTCGGCGTAGAGGTTGATGACCTCGGCCTCATCCATGCCCGTCTCCAGAAGCTCTAGAGCAATCTCGATGGGGCCCATGTCGTCATTCTTCTGCTTCGCCTGGATGGCCGCGAGGGACACCTCCTGCTTGCGGACGGAGTCCACGAGAGCCATGAAGCGCGACTCCTCAGTGAGGTCCAGCTCGTCGCCGTCCTCCAGCTTCACCTGATACTTGTTCAGTGCCAGGTTCGTCAGGTAGATGTTGCGCTCTAGCTGGGCCTCGGTGGTCAGCGGCTTGTGGGCCTGCTTGACCTCGGGCGGGGCCGCGAGACGCTCGCGTCGAGCCTTGATGGCTTGGACGACGCTGGACGCGGCTTCAATCTCTTCACGGCGGTCATCGCCGTTCGTGTAGTTGCTCATTTTTCGCTCCGGCCCTTGCTGGGCCTACGCTTGGGGTGTAGGTTTATCCGACGCCTATGGTATCGGGAAGGTTGTTGCCTGAGATGTCTACGTCCAGGTCGCGGGGCTGGGGGCGCTTGCCTTGCTCCAGCTCCATCTTGTCGAAGGACTTGGTGTCGCGGGGGCGCTGCTCCTCGGGGGACTGTAGCTCGATGTCCCTGGGCTCGCGGCCCTCGCTGATGTCCTCCATGTCCCTCATCCAGGAGTAGAACATCCCCTTCTGCTCGTAGCTGGGGCGGTCGAATATCTCCGGCTGCTCCCTGCCCTGGAACTCCACCCATTGGTCGAGCGCCTTGGGGGACAGCTCTCCGCCGGCCTCCTTGATGCGCCACAAGGCCATGCGTGCCATCTCCTGCTGCGACTCAGGGGTCTTGTTGTAGGTGGGGGTGCCCCCGGGCATGTTCTGGGCCTCGACATCCATCTGCCAGTCTGCCTCGTCCCGGAGGTACTGGGCCTCTGCGGCCTCCTGCTCCAGGTTCCAGACCTGCTCCTCGATGCGCTCTGACTCGGCCAGGACGGCGCCCTGCACGGGGTCTTGCGGAAGGAAGGCTGGAAGCCTACGAGCGGCTGTCTCCTCGCCCTTCCAATAGGCTGTGCGCTGTGCGCGTTCGAGTGCGTTGAGCTGGTCGGCGTCGGACATCTACTTATAACTGATTTGGTCGAAAAACACCTGGAAACGAGTAACTTCCTCAACCATTTCAGTTATATATAGAGTAGACTCTTCAAACTTTTCACAGTAATGTGTTTGCTACCCCTATGTCCTTGACACTGGGGTTTTTTTGTGTCTGGAGGTTGACTTTCCCGTAACAGCTCTTTATAAGCCCTTCGGGCTAGGTAGCTTTTCAAGGTTCAGGGGAGAGTGTGTGATACTCGCTGCCGCTCGGTCGCCTCCGATACGTGTAGGGGGAAGACGTACCCCCGGGGGGTAGAAAGGAAGGAGATATGTGAGGTTAGACACAAAAATACCCGATAGTTGTTGACTACCGGGGAGAATATGCTAGGGAGTTTGAAACTCACCCCCTTGATGTTACTTGTGATTTGGCTCACACTCCGCTTGACTCCCCTTTGTCGATGTGCTAGCTACACGGGGATGTGCGATGCCTCACATATAACTGAAACGGTTGCGAAACGCGAAAATCCCCTAGCACAGGCTGCACATAGATGCAACCCGGCTAGGGATTCGTCGCAGTCGAGTCTAGTCCGTAGGGATGCAACCCCATGCAATGAAGCACAGTGCAACCCACGCTAGAAACATGTTCACGATGCTATCAGGTCACCAAGCAACCTAGACGCGGCGCCTAGTCTCGGCAGGTCGGCTCGGTGCTCCCCGAACGGGAAGCAATGCGAGCGTTTGAAGTGAAGCGACCCGTCTAGCACGTATCGCCTATCGGTTGGACGGTGCCAAACGTACCACGTCCGCCGCCATTCCTTGTCCATGTAGGGAGCATCATCCGCGCGTTTCGGCCGCGTCTCCTGATAGACTCCGGCCGGTATATCGCACGCGGCTAGACACTCGTTCAACCGTGCTTTCGTCGTGTAACTGTACCACCCGCCAGTGTCTAACTCGACATCGCCAGTGTCTACATAGTATCGGAACACGATTGTATCGTGATATTTGACGGTTATCTCCCCTTCCGCTAGTCCGACCCGGGTTGCGCGCTTGGTCCGCATAGCGTCTCGGAGCGTCTTTGTGTACCTGTGAGCTAGCTCACGATTATAGTCCGTATTGTAGTTGTGAGGCATCTTACAAATCCTCCGAGCTAACATCGGACACCGTCCAGCACTGACCCGTGATAGTGGACAACGCCAGGTCAAATCCCCGTTCGGCAACCTCCGCTAGGGTGTCGCTTGCATCAATCTCCAAATCGTAGCTATCGAACGTGACACAACACTCCAAATCCGATAACACTTCATCGGCTCCGGCCTGGCGTGCCTCGTTCGCATAGTCGCACAGGTTGCCGCGTGCCTCCGCTGCGGCCGCGTCTAGGGCGGCTAGAGCGTCGTCCCGATACTCCGGCCGAACAAAGACTAGAACACCGTCTAGGGCATCGCTGATAGGCTCCCCGACGCAACCTAGTTGGTTGCGATAGTGCTTCTCTTTATCGCCGGCCGTCTTTGCCTCGCGCCATCGCACGATGCTATCCTGATTTGTTAGCTTGCTTACAATACTCATATCGTCACCTTTTCCTCGTTAGTTGTTAGTTATCGCACAACGTAGTAGATGCCGTCCGCTATCGTGCAGTCTTCGCCCGGCTCCGGATGTTCAACCGTTTGAAACGTCCCGATGATGGCGCTGCACGTCGTGTTCACTTCCACTAGCTCCGCCGCGTTGTCCCCGTGGACAACTAGAACCGTGTCTTGTTGAAACTCGCGCGCCAGTGTTACCACGTCGTCAATCGTGTCCAGGATTTGACCCGGGGTTGCGAAGACACAAAACGCGGTTTCAAACGCGGCGGAGTAACACCCGTCCACGTATCGGAACGAGTAACCCGCGTTCTCTAGTTTGGCGTGCAGGTCGGTTGACCTATGCTGATTTTCGGTTTCGGTTTCGTCGTGGCGTTCGGCACTGACAAAGATTTTCGTTTGGTTGATTTGTCGCATTATATCACCGTCTTTCGTTTGGTTATGGGTTGCGCTATCGGTTGAAGGTCAAGCGCGTCTAGTTCTAGTTCATCGCGTTTCGGTTCGACGTGCTTTAGCGCGTCAATCCAAGCATTTATTTTGTAGAACGTTTGATAGTTCATCAGTCCCCGATGCCTCCGGCTCCGCCGCGCCTATCGAACAAGTTTGTAAACAACGGGTCGCGCTTGTCCGCGTCGGTTGATTCGTTGAACGAATCAATGCCATCGTTCCGAGGCACGTATACGCCCGGCTCCGCCTGTGCTTCTACATAGACGTTCTCGGGTCGGCCTAGCACTAGATGGCGCGCTATCTCGTCCCCTTCGGGCGTTACCTCGCGCCGCGTTTCGCACGTCGTGCAGTATTCAAGGTGAAACTGTACGTCGGGCCCGACGTGGTAGCCAAAGACATCAGCGGCCGGCTCCCAGTGTAGCGCGTCCCCGTGGTATCGTTTGAACGAGTGTTTACAATCGGCCGCAGTGTCGCGGATTCGTTTGATTCGCGCTTGGTCCGCTTGGTTGTTTGTTCCGGTATATCTCATTTTGTAGCCTTCTCTCTAGGGCCGAAACCGACCCGGGTTAGCGCGCTTTGGCGTGCTTTGGTTGCTGGTTTGAACGTGGTATAGGTTGCCGTACTACGGCCGCCCTTTTCCCGAACTAGTTTCAAAAACTTTCGTCTTTCATCGGCCGTCATTTTAGCAAACTTTCTTTGGCGTGTCAAATGCCAAAGGGGACGCGCTACAGTGTCAGAGTAGCGTGTCCCTTTTGATTTTCGACTGCTAGCTCCCCAACAATCGGCCGCAGCGAATCGCAGCGGGCCCGTCTAGCGGGCGTGGCGCTGGTAGCAGCCGACGCGGGGAGCATGGGCGCGCGTCCGTTATCTAGCCGCGCCTGGGTTGCCTCGGGTGCCATGTTCGGCGCCTACCGGCTGCCCTAGTACAATGCACATCGTGTGCCATCGTGAAACGCGGCCCTTTTCCCGTGTCCATGGGCCCGACCCGGACAGATATGTCGTGAGCAAGCTCACATCGTGGGTTTTTGGGGGGTTTTTGCTATGACATCCGTGTCATGGGTCCGCACCGTCCGCTCCGAGCGGAATCGGCTTGGCACAGTTCGTGCTACGCGCGCACGCCCGCACGCCCGGCCGCGCACGCGCGCACGCGCGCCCCATCGCGAGCTGGGCCCGAGCCCCTCGTTGATAGGGAAAGTAGGTTTGTGAGCTGATAGAGAAAGCACGTTTCGCTGATAGAGAAAGAGCGTTTGTAAGGGTGGGGTGACCGATGAGATTTGAACTCACGCTAACAGGGACACAACCTGTTGTGCTACCACTACACTACGGTCACAGTGGAGGCTGAGGGAGTTGCACCCCCCATGTCATAAGACGGGCGAGTTACAGTCGCCGTGCCCACTCCGGGCGAACCTCCGTGTTCTATTCGTCGCAGTCACACTCAACCTCGCGACACACTATCATCACGCTGTTGAGGGTGTTGGCTGCCTCGAACCTAGCTTGCTCCTCCTTCGCTAGCTCCAGGGTCTTCTGCACATTGAGTATCCTCGTCGGATACCCCTGAATCTTGTTCGTCAGTATGTAGATTTTCATCGGTGACCTCCAGCTTTTGCAGTCGCGCGAAGAACTTGAGCGCGCGACGTTGCGTCTTGAATGAGTGGACGCCACCACCTTCGAGCATCAGGTCGTAGCCTCGTGTGCCCTTGGGTAGCTGTTGCAGTGCGCCCTGAATCTTGACGCCGTTGGCGTCGAAGTGCTCCAAGAAGAAACGAGCCGGCTTGCGCTGCACCCGTGTCATCAGCACACCTTCCCGTTCGTTCTCACGGGCCATGGCAAAGAAGCCAGTCGGGAAAGGGAGTGGGTTGCGGCGCTGCTTGCGGCGCTTCACCACGGGTTGGTCCTTGCGTGCCTCGACCGCTGCGCGGTGGCGTGCTCGCTTGCTTATCTTCTGTCCCGGTTGTGCCATTAGTTGTCCTTTGATAGCTCGAAGGCTACACGTCGTTTGATTGCTTCATCCTCAGCGCGGCGGTACGCTGCGATGAGTGCGTCATTGAGTTGTCGGTTAGTCTCACGCACGGCGGCTAGCTCGGCCTTGCACGCAGTGTATCGCATGGTGCCCTGCACCCTCAGCTCCTCGATGCGTGCATCCGACACGCGACGGCGTATCTCATCGTGCTTGCGGTGCTCCGACTGCACGAGGTTCATCGCGTTGGCCAGGTCGAGCTTCAACGAGACGATGTGCTCCTCTAGCTCGCGCTTGTCACGCTCTAGCTGCCCGGACTCCACGTCCACCATGATGGCCTTGCGCCTGAACCAGTCGCACCAGCTCATCGGCACACCGGCTTTCCCTCATCGCACGCACTCATGTCGAACCCGTCAACGCGGCAGTTGGCGGTGGGGCTCGGGGTGCAGACGACGTAGGTAGTGGCACACCCGGTCATCAGGGCGACAAAGAAGAGGATGATGGGCACGCCAAAGATGAAGTAGAACGGCCCGTACACGTCGATGTGGTCACGCATTGGTGTCCTCCTTGGTGATGGTGACGCTCGTGCTGGCTGCGCCGAGCCACAAGGCCACGGCGATGGCGACGAGCGAGCGTGCGCCCATCGTGACTGCGTCGAGTAGCTGGATGATTTGGTCTTCGCTCATCGTGTATGCTCCTGGACCCACGCTGCGTTGTCGGGCAGGGTGAGGTCCGTGAATCCGTTGGTCCCGCCGATGCACACGTTGGGCTCGCTCGTGCCCCACGACGTGACACCCACTAGCACGGGGCCGTCCTCGGTGATGGCGTACACTGGGCCGCCACTGTCCCCGTTGCACACGCCTTCGTCGGTGAGGATGAAGCCGCCTGCCCGGTCAGTCTCGTAGACCACGCGCTCGTGCAGCTTCCCGCCGCTGCCCACGCCGTAGCCTTGGGCCACGAGGGCCGAGCACTCAGTCACGAGGCCGACGACTGCGTAGGGCTCGGGGAGTACCTCCTCGACGTAGAACATGGCGAGGTCAGCGTGCGGAAAGGAGTAGTCCTCGTGGACCAGCTCCTCGACCACGTCGTACCAGGCCACACCCTCGACGAGCACGTCAGTCATGCCCGCACAGTGCGCCGCGCTCAGTACCGTGTGAGGGCCCACCACTGTCCCCGAGCAAAAGCCCGGGCCTTGCACGTACACCGTGCTCCGCCGGTCGGTCGATGGGGTGCCATTCACAATGTATTGCGAGGTGGAGGCAACGTCCGGCGCTTGGCATAAAGGGGCGACGGGGCTCCCACAACCCATCATCGCAACCAGGAACATGATGATACCCTTCATCGGGCGTGGTCCTTGCCACGACACTCGATGGGTCGGTGTCCCACGGGGACGGTCAGGTCGCACTCGTCGGTGTCCGGGTCAGCGTACACGATGATGACCTCGACACGCGGCGGTGGGCACGCCTCAGCCTCCACTACAGGCGGGCACAGGCCCCGGATGGCTTCGCCTACGCACTCGTCGG